GGTGTTAATAGGGTATCTTGTTGTACCTTAACATTCTTATTAACTAAGAAGGTATAGTCAGCAATAGTAGTTGCAGCGAAGGCTGTGTTAGGGGTTGTAGCTGCTAAGTAAGCTTTACCATCAGGGAAGTTTACTGTCTGTTCATTACCGACTAAATCATAGACCTTAAGATCACCATTGGTTACCACTACCATATACTGCTCAGTGATATCCCTGTTGATTGTATGTAAGAAAGCACTATTTAAAGTACTTGTTGTAATCTTCTTAACATGATGAATGGGTGGTCTCTTCTGGAGACCTTTAGATGCTGTAGATAATCCATTTTCCTGTTCCTCTCCTTGTGAACTTAAACGGAGGGTAGGTGGTTGTTGGGAAATACCTTGAGCAAAGTTGGGGAGTGTGGAGGAGATTAAGGATTCCATATTTACCTATCAAGTACTCGCATAACAGAATAACTTCCTGTCAGCATGTTGTAATCAGCAGTACTAGCTTCGTACCGTTTAAGAGAAGCTCTAGCTCTCATTTCGTCTTTCTCTGAGAATGCTCCTAGTATCTGAGAACCCACTACTCTCTGTTGGAATACCCTAGCAGCTCTTATAGTTATATAGTGTCTAGCTGCTTGGGGTAGGTCTTCAAAAGGTAAGAGGATAGTCATATCACAGGTGATAGTCTTATCAAACTCAAAGGTGTGGTTGACTCTGTCATATAGTCTGTTGCCTCTAATGGCTACGTCTACATAAGAATCAGTTGCATCTACCTCAACACAATTATCTGGTACAAAGATTTCCTTAGAAGGATAGGCTGGTAGTAGATCAAAACTTATCTCTACATTAAAGTGCCAACCTTCTTCTTGAACTTGCACACCAACTTCATTAAGCACTTGGTGAGCTATTACTGCATCTACTACACCTGAAGCTGCTACAAGAGAGTTGATAGGAGCTTCACCAATAGTACTTAACATGATGTTGATAGCATCAAGTTCTGTTGTTTTGTAAATCATTTGGTTAACCTCTAATATAAAAAAAAGGGAGACCCTTGTGAAAGAGTCCCCCTAGGGTTTGCTTAGTTATTAAGCAGTCTTAAGTTCTACAGCAGCAGAAGGGCGCAAAATTCCGTGCCCTAGTGCATACTTAGCAACCATTAGAGTACCTTGTCTACGAATGTCATACTGAGATTCCATGCCTAAGTCCATCAACTTAACAGTAGCAATGGCTTCTTTGTGACATACAACACCAACAGTAGTAGTTGCAACAACAGCATACTTACTACCTGTACCACCAGCGGTAACAGCAGCGTCAGCAGCTACAGTAGCACCGAAAGGAGCATGGTTAGTCTTAATGACATTAATACCAGCTACTCGAAGAACTTTAGCACCAGCATATTCACCTTCACCACCCCACCATTGGTTCATGATGTTGGTGTTCTGTGCTAACAAGTAGTAAGCAGCAGGAGCTAGGTAAACATAACGGTCTTCAGAAGGGATGTTCTTTTCATCCATAATCTGAGCAGCTTTGAATAAACCTGTAACTAAAGCAGCACCAGTTGTATCTGACAACATAGTTGCACCCGTCACAGAACCACCACCAGACTCACCTGTTACAGGAGAAGCACCACGAGCAGCTAATAAAGCCAGTTGTAACTTATGTTTGTCCAGTTGGTATGCCAAGGCACGACCAATCTGATCTGAGTAAGGAGCACGAACATCATAATGATTCATTGCTTCGTCAATGTTAGCTACGAAAGCATGCGAGATCAATAGGTCATCAATGGTAACCACTACTTCATTAGCAGGTAAGTTTAAACCTGCAATTTCAGCACCAGCAACATGATACTCAGCAGCGATCTTTCCTAAGATAGGGAACGAGGCTGATTTACCATTTGCGATTGAACGCTCTACGAATTTACCAGCGGTTACATTAGTTTCATTGAATGCAGTTAATACTTCACCAGCGAATACTTTAAGAAATAATGCTTTTTTATCGCCAGCGTTATTAACCTGACCTAAATTTGATACATTAGCGTTAGCCATTTTGTTTTGCCTTGAGTAAGTTAAAGAAAGTTATTTGAGCAACCTTCTAGAACTGCACATCTCTTTAGCCAAGATTGTCTTCCGCAGAAGGTAATGGTGGAGCTGTTCATTCTTGAATTATGCAACACCACCGCAATGAATGCAGTGTGGTTGGACTTCTCTTACTTAAGGGATGCCTACCCTAAGTGACACCATTGGGTTACACCTAAGGTAGGGCTTTAGTTTCTATCTTATTTTTTAAAGTCTGGAACAAGTGTACCAACCAAACCTATAACACCTAGACCTGTAGCTATAATAGCTCCTTGTTGATCTGGTGTTGTAACTACACCTAGAGAAGTAATGAGTGCAATCATCCCTCTCCAAGTACTAGCTTCTTTCAAACGTGCCATAATAAACTTAAACATTAGATTTCCTTAGAAGACATTAGAGTTAGCAAGTTTGTTTTGAACACTTGCACGGTAAGCTGCATCAGTTTTATAACGAGGGTCTCTCATTGCCTGAGTTAGCTGTGCTGTAGATTTATAGGTTTCCTCAGAGCTTGCCTTAGATGTTCCACCTATAGTTCTCTTAGGATCACTTCCGTTCTCATTGTTATAACGATTAGCTAAACCATTAACAGCCAACTTAGCTTGATCTAAACTACCTGAAGTAACAGCTTTGTTATAAGCATTAGCTTCTGACTCAGTTAGATTAGCACCTGCCCACTGAGATATCTCAGCGTACTTAGCATCTCCACCAACTTCATTTCTAATACTATTCTCAAATTGAGAAACCCTAGCTTTCTGTCCTTCAATATACTGGTTAACAATATCTTGTGGATATCCTGCTGCTTCCAAGCGTTCATAGCTTTTAGCAGATAGTTCACCTGTAGTACCAAACTCAGTAGAGAACTCTTGTAGGTCTAAACCTTTGGTAGCCAAGGCTTCCGTAGCTGCCTCAGGTGTAGCTTCAACTACCTCTGGGGATTCCTGCTTAGTACCTATCTTAGACTCTAGCTCACCATAGGCTTTAGCCATGTCTTCAGCAGATTTGAACTTCTCAGGTAACCAAGAAGGTCTTTCAGATTCTTCAGGAGCTACTGCTGTAGGTTCTTCAACAGGTGACTCAGCAGCTTTATCTACCAAGTCAACCATTGCTTTCTCATGACCTTCAGGTTCTTCAGATGTCGAAGGACTATTTATTACGATTGAATCTGTCATGTATATCCTTATAAATTAATAATCAATAACAACGAAGCCGTCATCATATACTCTAGTCTTTGCTGCTTTAGGGTCGGGTGTAAACTTTACTTTCTTAGACCCTTCACCTATATATTCAACTACATCAGAAATAGCAGGAGCTACTTCCTCTACTGTTTTTGATGGTTTGGCATCAGCCATAATTAATCCTTTTCATGTTAACTCCTATTTCTGTTGTTGTTGAGCTTGAGCTTGCTGCATCATCTTTGATATATCAGGCATTTCCATATCAGGATTATTAGCCATGTTCTGCTTTACTGCTCCTCCACCAGCATTAATAAGTGGAGCAATACCTTGCTTCATCATTTCTTGCTGTTGCATCTGTTGTTGTTGAGCTTGTGCTGCTTGTTGTTCTTGCTGCATCTGTTCATCAGACTTAATCAAACCTTTCATATCAATACCTAAAGCAGTACCTCTACGAGTCAAGTAGTCACCCATGTTAACCCTAGATGCCAGTTCAGGAACTTGCAGGATAGGTTGGATGAACTGGTCTAACTTGGTTAGATCATTACCTCTGCCCAATGCTTCCATACCTGTGACAATTTGTGGTCTGACAGTACCCTTAGGTAACACTGGTAGTTTCTTCTTACGTTCCATATAGAACATTAAACGAGACACCATAGGTAACTGGAGTTCTAACGACAAGATCGAGTAGATACCACCTAGGGCAGACTCTAACTCACCTGCCATAAACCTGATTTCCTCAGCAGTCACTCGGTCACCACTGCGTTGAACAGCAGAGTTAAGTAGGAATGCAAAGGATAGTCTCTCAGTAATAGTGTTAATAGTTTCAAGAGCTACTTTAAAGTCATTGTATTTGTTGAGTTGTAATACTGAAACATCCTGCTCAGTACCTTCTACAACTGCACCATTATTTGCATTAGCTAAGGTCTCTTGACTGGTAGTACCATTTGGATTCACCATAAATAGGACTTTAGCTGCTGCTGCTGATCCCTCAACAATAGCTTGTGATAAACCTTCGAGACTCTTTATATCTCCGAGGTATTCTTCAACATAACTTCTACCGTAGTTCTCTCCATCTACTCGGATGAATCTAACAGGAATCCAAGGTGATTTATCTTTTGGATATGTACCTGTAGACCCTTCAATGACCATACCTTTAACTTCTTGGTATGTCTCCCACTTACCATCTTCTAGGTAGGTACGAGTATAAATATCAACAGTAGTGTTAACACCTTCACCATCGAAACGGCTGGCATCCTTTTCTTGTCCTAAGAGTTCTCTAACATCCTTTGGTAAGGAGCTAATAGTTGAGGTCTCTTTAACTATAATGTCTAACACTTTACCCATAGGGTCTCGTTGGACTACATAGCGTTCTAGAGGAAACACTCGCATACCACCTTCGTCAGGTAGATAGCAAAGAACATTTCCACCTACAACTAAATGTTTTATAGCTTCAAAAGCAGATACCCTAATAGCACTAGATTCAATCTCAGACTGAACTGCACGTTCAATTTTGTTGAGACCTTCTTCAACATCAGCCCTCATTCCTTCTTGCTTCGTTAACTGTTCCAGTGTGAAGTCATCAATAACAAGTTTGAAGAATGGAGCATTGGGTGGAAGTAAAGCTATTAGTAACTTAGATGATAAATTGTTAACCCCTCTAGCTCCCATACCCTGATAAGGGGTATAGAACTTAGTAGCACTTGAGTGTCCTGAAGGAGGTATGAGAGTAGGTATAGTATATTGAGAGCAATCCCTAGCTCTCATTAGAAACGAATACCTATCTGATATTAACTTTTCATATATAGACTCGGCTGATCCTTCACTCTGTTCATGCTTTGCTTCATCCTTCTCTTTTTTCATTATGACCCTTTATTGTGGAAGGTTTAAACCTGCACCTTCACTGCTAGAAGAACCTGCACTCCTATCAATTCTTAAAGAAGACCTACCTTTAGTTTGTTGCCCTTGTGCCTGTGGAGCATGAGCAATCTGTAAAGGTACAATAGGGGCTGGAGGTGCTGGAGGAGCTGGAGGTGGTGGTGGTGGCTCAGGTTTGGGTGCTGATCCGCACATACTTAATTCTCCGTTAATATAGTTGATTGAGTTTGTTTTAAATATTGCGCTCTCAAGAAGCGAGTCACCTTTACAGAACCATAAGATTCCTTTGGACAAACCTCAGGACTTGGAACTTTATCTGGAAATAACCATTCGAGAGCTTCGAGTAAATCTATAGGAACATGTGGAAACTTGTTGTTATCTTTCATTGTTCTTTCCCAAGTGTACACCCTATGCTATTTGATAGGACAAGCACCACTAGAACAGTCTTGATTATCCATCTCATCTAATGAGTTGGCATCTTGATCCATTACTAAAGGTACAATTCTTGATACATATTCATCATAAGTATCTTTGGTTACAACTTCCTGTGGTAGATATAAGTAACCTAAGTCTTGTGCTGTCTTAGTAGGATCAGCTCTGAATAAGAAACTAACACCAACATACACATCCCAGTTATCTAACAACCAGTTCATGATTTCAGGTACTTCATCAACCGAGTAAGAGATTGTCGCTGAGACATTCTGTTGACACCAGTTAACCATCAGCACCTTATATCTTTCTAACTGACTTAAAGCTGATTCTAGGTTTACTTCAACAACCTGTTCTATCCCATTGATAACCTTAGTAACCTTCTCAAACGGTACATCATCCCACTTCACAGGGAAGGTAATGAGTACAGAAGAACCATCAGTTGGGTTATCAATAACCTTATAGCCTGAAGCTCTACATAGAGGGACTAAAGGATCATGCTTAGAGAAGTTAACATTGTTGAAGATGTACTTACCTAAAGGCTTATGAAGACCTTCAGTGGTATCCATTATCTTACTTAAAGTACCACTAGGTTTTACTGTAGTGATGTTCTTAGGTCTGGATAGTCCTAGTTCATCAGCCATAGAGTAAGCACCTGAGGTAGCCACTCGTTGTAACTCAAGGAAATCATAGCTTCCTAAGTCAGGTCTTCTCACTAACCCAGTTAAACCAACCCCACATAACCGTAGGAACTCGTTGTTCAAGTGCCATGATTCTTGTAGTATGCCATCTTGTAGATTGACACAGGTTTGTCTGTAGTTAGCCCTAGCTGCTATGTGTATTGCCCTGCGTAAACCTGAGGAGTCACCTTTGAATTTACCTACGTCTACTTCTGTTAGATTACAAAAACTCTTGTTTCCTAACAGTATTTCTGCACCTCACACTGTGGAATTACATATACATATCCACTTGTGCGCTGGACTATCGCATACCCTTTCGAGTCCTCTTCGCTTAGTCTCTCACGCTGGCTTTACCCTTGCGCCCTGTCGCCCTGTATCAGGCTTCCAAGTCAATCAGAAGAAGTTTTAAATCCGCATACATTTTACGGATTGCAGCCTTTGAACCAAGGTGCTCTCTTAGTTGCTGTCTGAGCATTAATGAATGCAGGTTCAGAACCACCAGACTCCACCATCAAATCAAAGATGTGAGATAGTTCTTCCTTAGAAGGTTTAGTCTTGAATAACAATGAGTTATTAGACTGTGCTCTCTGAGGATTATTTACCCACCAATCTTTCTTAGCTACTGCGAACTCTTGCCACTCTTCTTCACCATATGGAAACAAGGCAATTTCAGCACTTCTTCTCGAAGATAGTACAGTCCCAAGCCAGTTAACAACATCAAGAATATCAATGCGAGTAAGCAAAGTACCAGACCTACGATTAAGAATCTGAGCGATTGCTTTATAGGAAATAGCAATAGCTTCATCACCACTGGAAATCCATCCGTAACCCTTGAGCCTATCACCAGCAGGTCTGATCTGAGTAAAGTCCAAGATGAGCTTAGTTGCAGGGTACTTGTGTGATACGAGTTTACCAATAGACTTAGCCCATGCTTCAGCACTGTCACCAATCTGGATTGTCCATACGCCAGTATTACTATCATACGATTCCTCATTGTCAGGTTTACCACCTTTAGCTGTCCGCTGGCTTCTGATGATTTCTATTTCTAAAGGCTTAACAAATCCTGTCAAGCTGCCTACTATCGGGGTAAAGCCAACACCACATCCTTGTAGTAATAACCATAAGATATCCACTACATCATGTATAGTTTCCACCTGTGTGAAGCTACAGTTAAACTGTGATGCCTCACGTTTCTTAGCTACTTCAGTACCTCCTAGCCATAGAGTTCTACCTGAAGTTAGAATCTTTCTATCTAACATCAACTGTCTTAACTCTAATAACTCTTCCTTGATAGCATCACCAGCTCTGTTCCAAAGCCATGCTTGATGTTGGATTACACGGTTTACCGTTTCTTCCCAACTCTCAAACACTTTGCCCAGTTCATCCAGTGGTCTGTTATAGGTACGTCTTGTAATTAGCTGTGCTCTTAAGCTGGGTTCTTGTTTCAATGTGGTAAACTCCATAGGTTAATAGGTGGTAGGTTAATCTCCTTCCATGTAATCATCTCTCGTCCCCCGATCCACCTAGTGATCCTTCAGCTTGTCTCTTAGCTAACTTCTTTAGGTTCATGGTGGCAATGGTAGATAGAGAGATGTTGAAGTCATCAGCTATCGCAGCGATGAACCATAGGATATCCCCAAGTTCTTTAGCTACATTGTTTTGCAAGGCAACTATTTGATCAGCATCATCCAGATCACCATCTCTTATATGCTTTGCTATGGCACTATGTAGTTCACCTACTTCACCTGCAAGACCTAAGACTGCATAGGTTTCATCCGCTGATGGTAAGCGTGTAGACATAGCTGCTACTTGATATACATCGAACTGACTTGGTTGTTGAATCTGTTGCGGTTTTTGTACTATTGGTTTGACGATAGGAGTTCTCATTAGCTTTCCAGTGGTTGATGATTTTCTTAATACGGTTCTTGTTTGACACCTTTAGACTCACATTAACTCCAGTCTTAATCTTTCCCCATACCACAAGAGTTTCTCTAAGTTAGTCATAGGTGAACCCTTCTCCAACAGACGGTGCTGATACTTAATCATGCAGCCCCTAAGGTAACCTTGGAGTTCTTCGTAGGTAAGCAAATCTTCAATGTAATCAATACATTCAATGACACCTGAGGTGTAGTGGGAAGGTGAGTTAACCATGTCCACTTCAGGAGATAACTTATCTAAGTAAACTGCTAGTTCTTCAGGTGTTGGTGTTCTTATGCTAGTAGTTGTAGTAGTTGTGGTTGCCATAGAATGACCTCGTTGGTTTCAAAGTTATAATCCGATGCTCTTAATATCCGAGCTACCTGTGCTTGTACTAATGCTTCTTCTTCGCTAAGACCTGCTTTCTCATAGGCTTTAACTACTGCTTCCCACATTTCATAACCTACTTTCCCATCAAGAATCTTCTCAGCAGTCTTGATGCCAACCCCTTGACACCCTTTGTATCCATCGGTTGTGTCACCAGTTAGAGTTTGAATCATGTGGAATCTATCGGCTTCTGCTGTAGATATAAGGAACGATTCGTCTTTCCCAAAGTTATAATGAGCTGCTGGTATAGTGCGGAGGTCTTTATCTATCGTACAAATAATATAAAGTGTATCTTCAAACAGTTTATCTGTAGCTGTTATACCAAGAACATCATCACCCTCAAGACCTGCCATGACCTTACTGCCCCACTGTGTAGTAGCCCAGTCACGCAGGAACTTAAGGAGCATAGGTTTACGAACACCTGATCTGTTAGATTTATAGGTAGGTAGTACATCCTTACGGAAGTTATGAGTATCAGTGAATGCTAAGACGAAGTCATCAGTGTTAACACCATCCAGAATCTTAGTAAGACTAGCCTGAAAGAGAGCTTGAGCTTCCTCTTCAAAGGCATGGAGTGTCCATAAGCCATCGCCCCAATCAACTGGTTTCTCAGCAAGAGTCGCTGCTTGATATACCAATATGTCTGCATCAATTAATGCTACTATCATTTAAAGCTCTCCATGAGAATGGGTAAAGGAAGGCACATAGGTCACCTATCATCTCGGCAACTTCCTGTGTTTCTAATTGTGTGTGACTATCAAGTCTTAACTGGCAGACCCTGTGGAAACCTATCAATGAACCTGTCCATATCCACTCTGTCATCATATTTTGTGGGAGCACCATACGAGCTTGCTCTGCACATACACCTTCAGTTAACAGTTCATTGTAGAAATCTAAGGCATCATCTGAGGCATCTTCTATATAAGTAACGAAGAGGTCAGAGTCAGCTACAGCTTCATCAGAACTACCTTGCTTAACATTGGCTGCAACCTTTCTCCAGCTATCAGGTATATAGAACTCAGGTTCATCTGATACATAACGTCTGGATACCTCGTTCCAACTAAAGCCCACCTGATGTTTAGCTAATTGTCTAGCAACAAAGATGGGTGCTTTAACTCTTATGGATATAGAAGTGTGAGCAAATGGTGACCAATGGTTATGCTTTGCTAAGTACTTAATCAGTTGAACATCAGCATCTACTAATGTTACTGACTCCTCACATAACATACATCCTTGACCTTCACACACACATATATGAGGAGGGAGGTAGTCCCACTTTGATTCTTTACCAAAGGATACTCTCGCAGCATTAACTACCGAAAGATCAGACCCCATGTTATCCACATGATTTACTTGTTGTTTAGCTATTTTCATATAATGCAGTCCTCTTTAAGTAGTGAAATGCCAAGGGAGGTAACTCTCCAGTGACGACCATAGTTGTGTCTAGTTTGTAATGTAGAGATCATACCCAAGGATGCTAATGCAGCCACCGCTTGAGCCTGTTCTCGACTATAGTTTGCTTGTATTGCTAAGGGTTTAACGTAGATACGATAGAGAACATCAGTGAGTATCACGCCATGTATCTCCTATCTTAGATTCACCAGCCAGTGGACACCTGAAGTTAAAGTAGTCACCTGCCAGAGGAACACAGTCAGTTGCTATCTTAGCTACTACCTCTGCTACCTCTTGATTTCTACAGGCTATCTGTACTTCATCATGTGACCATGCACAGAAGGCATAGTCCTTGTCCCAACCATGAGCTAAACCATTAGCCCACAAGGTATCCTCTAAGATCACTAACCACTTCTTGCATACCAATGCACCTGCTGATTGTAGAAGAGTGTTCAGTGCAGAGTGTGAACTACGAACATGCAACCTTCTACCGTCAAGCCCTGTAAGGTAGCCTCTATCAGCAGCTTTCTTGACAGCTTCGCTAAGTCTTCCGAGGGCTGGCAACGAGCGTAGAAACTTCTTCTTAAGCTTCCTTCCTTCAGTTGCATCTCCATTAACAATCGTTCCAATCTTTGCATCACCAGCTCCGTAAAGAAATGCGTATATAAATGTCTTCGCTTGAGACCTTGTGGATAAACCTGCTGCCTTTTGGTTTTCAGTATGGATATCACCAGTCAACAGAACCTCACCATAAGCTCCACCATCATACTTAGCCATGAAGTGAGCTAAACATCTCAGCTCAAGACCAGAAGCATCTGCACCAACAAGTCTCCAGCCCTTAGGTACAGTAAATAGTTCTCTACATTCATGACCATATGCTGATCCACCTGATGGTACTTGTGATATGTTTGGATAGGCATGGGTAGCTCTACCTGTGACTGCACCATTTGTATTAACCGAACCATGAATCTTTCCCTTCTTTGACAACTTCATCCACGCTTGGTCACCCTCAGCTAACTGAGAGATTCTTTTTGCGACTAAAAGATATTCTGTGATTAATTCGCAGGGTGGAAAGGTAAGCTTACTGAGTATTACCTCATCAACTTGAGCCTTACCACTGGCTGTGTACTCTTCAGGTTTCCAGCCATACAAGTTGATTAACCTGTTAGCTATATGGTCTCTAGAAGAGGGGTTAAATAGAATGGTCTTAGATCGAGGAACAGGTACACCCTTGGTATACTTCAAAGTCTTGTTGTCCCTTGCTGGGATAAAGTCAGGAAGCTGAACAACCCAAGAACCAAAGTAGTTTCTTAGGTCATCTTCAAGTTCACCCCTGCGTTTAGCAAGTACTGTGTACAGTTGAGCAGCTCCTTGTTCATTGAACACGAAGCCATTCCTTTCTTGCTTTGCCATGAGACAGGCTATCTGATGTTCAAGTACGATAGCTCTCTCAGGTACATCATCTTTAAGTAGGTAGTTATATAAGGTATGGGTTACTTCAACATCTTGGATACAGTAGTCCAACATCTCTTGACTATAAGTCTCCCATCCACCTGTGTAATCACCTTTATAATTACCCAGCCTATATCCCCAAGACGCTAAGCTGTGAGACCCATAATATTTTTTGGGTAATTTCTCAGATGCCATTAGCTTCACATCAGTGTCTTTGATATTAGTCTTCAACAATCTAGCTAAGACTAAAGTATCTAACACGCAATGTGATTCATAACTGAACCAAGGATATAACTTCTGGATAACAGGAAGATCATACTTGATTACGTTATGACCACAAATAGTCACACCTGCTTGTAACCTACGGAGTCCTACAGGTACATCCAAACCAGTATAACTAGATACATCACCAGTCTCTGTATCTTTAATAACTAAACAATGTATCTTTGAGACTTCAGGTAGAAGCCCATTCGTTTCACAATCAAATATAAGCATATAGTTCTCTCTAGTGGAGTAACAGGGGGAGGGGAGGGTTAAGTTATACCGTGTGCTTTTTCTGCATCTCTGAAGCCAGCATAATAAGATGGAGCATATAGTGTGATAGCTCTATATTTAGCTATAACTTCTTCATCACTCAAAGGCTCACGTTTTGGCGGTGCTAGGTAGAGTGGACGAACATTATCTACATATTTACTCTTACTCGGTTTTATTACACTAGATACTGTTGTCCACTCATCACAAAACATTTCATCCCACATCCAAGCCACAGGCTCTTGCTCAGTCTGCTCAGGCTCATTAAGTAACCATTGAATTGTTCTAATAAGATCAGAACAAGGAACTTCGTGATACTGAAACTCATCTAAACAACTCACTAATAAATCTCTTTCTTTACTCATTCCTCACCCCTCCCCATGACGTGTGCTTATATATGGAGTTGTTCTTGGGCCTTCTGTTAAACATAAATTACTTACTGTTTTATCGGTAAATATTAATTTATTCAACTCACTTATACTTATGCCTGAGTGAGACATAAGCAGTTCAACTAACTTTGGATCAGTTATAGTATGTCTTTTAACTACCCAACTATTTTTATAAGCTAAATCATCTAAGCCAAAAATATTCCACCATTTACGCTTTTGTATATAAGGGGTTTTTATTTGTTCGTACCAACTAAATTCGTAACTACTCATTCCCCACCTCCAATGCCATGTGCTTTTTCTACGCTTCTTATCCATCTAATGACGTATCTGACTTGATGATCGTCCATATTTTCAACAATCCCTTCTTTATCAAGAGCATATATAACATCTTCTGTTAAGGGTTTGGGTGGTGCAAACTCATTGACCCCTTGTCTAAACCCTTTCCCATACCATTCAATCTTTGTTTCTGCTAAAAGAGGCTCAGTCTGCTCAGGTTGGGCGAGGAGTAGTTTGGTTTCAGTAAGAAGATTAAAATCATGGCGTAAATTTCCAAACTGACTAACCCACTTCTTTAGTAATTCTCTTTCTTTACTCATCAGATAGTGCCTAAGGTATACCTACAGTATCTCTGACCTGTGATAGGGTGCTTCTTCCAGACTGTATGGATAGCCATACCTTGTCTTCTAAGTGATGTAATACAACGAGTTAAACTTTGGATTGAATAGTCAACCATCGCTTCACGTTGTGTAATACTTTTGGTTTTCATTAAGTGTTTCTCTAGTACCTGTAGTTGTGTCATGCAAAGTCCTCATTAAGTTGTTCATCAAAGTCCATCGTTGTTTCTACTAACCGTCCAGTCTCCTTGTCATACAATAAGTAACCAGCTTCACCAGTGTCACCACTGAAGCGATTCTTAAGGACTCTAAGGGTTGTTAAGTTAGGGTTTACAGACTGTTGATCTCTTTCCATCGAAATAACCATGTCTGAAAGTTGAGCTATAGCATGTGATCCCCGAAGCTGTGACAGACTAGTCTTAGCTCCTTCTTCATGACCCTTACCCTCTGGTCTCTTAAGGTGGGAAACAACGAACAATCCAATACCAGTCTCTTCTACAAGAGTCCTAAGCATTGTCATAGTTCTGTCTATAAGTTTCCTTTCGTCACCGTCACCTAGCCCTGAGACCACAATACTAAGGTGATCCAGAATAACCCAAGAGCACCCACAGCCCCTGCTAAGATAGCGTATACGGGAGATGAGGTTGTCAACATCTGAACTACCAAAGTGGTCATAGAGATATAGGCGGTCATTAGCAATAATGTTGTTATAGCTATCTTTAAATAATGATTCATCGACAGTACTCCTATCTAATAAGTGTAAAGG